GCCAGCATCAAGAATTGGACTAATGCTTTTCTTAACCCCTTTATAGTTTGGGTCGTCAGCCCATACAGCATCTATGTCGTAACCCTCCATTTTCCCCGACTGGACTGCATCTTTTGCGTTGCCATTTACAGGATATCGGTCATCAGTATCAGTGTTATAAACGAAGATAAAACGTTTATTAATGCAGGAAACCTTAGCTTTGTTAAAAGTAAGGGGCCAGGCTTCACCTAATTTTGATGAATCCAAATCAACTGATTTTTCGGCAGCATAAGATACAGATGCTCCAATAAGACATGCTATGGCAAGAAATAACTTTTTCATTCCATTCCTTATACGTGTTTTTCCAGAGTAAATAATACAGCTCCAAAAGGGGTAACATCAGATGCCCCGCATTCAAACGAGACACTTGGATTGGTTAGCTTAATTTTTCCACCGGGTAAACGAGAAATATCATACACATCATAAGAGTCATCAATATTAACGAACCAGCGACCATTAGCGATGTTCTTGGCTTCTGTATTCACTAACCATGAGTGACCAACACCATCAATAAACACTAAGCATTCTTTATCGACTGTAGAAAGCGCCGGATCCATAAGCCAATTGCCTGCGTCATTAAGAACGCCAGACACTAATTTTTTCCTCGGAATACTTATTGATGATGTGACAACTTCGGGCTGACTATCGAACATCTCACCTTTACCAGTTGCTAACCATCTAAGAGACACGCCTGTGTCTAGCGCGCATGCAACTACTACATCTCCGGGGAAATATTCCCTGCGGATCCATGTGCTGATTGTGCCAGAAGAGATATCAAGTAAATCGCCCAGCTCCTTTTGCATGCTAAAGCCGTAAGCATCTAATAGGCGGCGTAAAACATGCTTGCCACCGTTAGCCATTACTTCTTCATAGGCATCCTTGCCTTTGAGCTGAGGCTTAGGTTCACGCAAATTTGCATTTGCAAGATTGCCGGTTATCAGCCAATTGATATCCGCGCCAGTCTCTATGCAGCAGCGAACAACGATCGTGCCAGGTATTGTGTCACGCTGCACCCATCCGCTAACGCTGTGCTTAGCAATGCCCAATACATCAGCCAAATCCTTCTGCATTTTTACGCCGTATGCAGACATGATGCGTTCCAAAACCCCGCCAGACGCATCTATCTTCCAGCTACCGCCCTGTTCATCGGACATAAGAAAGCACCACCAGTATCTATAAAGTTATTTACAGGTAATTTTTAACGATCTATAGTGACGCTCATCGACCAAGATGCACATCACTGCACCATATTTCACACAACCGGAGATAATGCGATATGAAAGATGCAAAAGCAACTTTGACGCATGAGTTAGAGAACTCACAAAACCAAGTTGGGGCATTCACCGACTCTCAAATCAACGCTATCGTCTCAGCCTTACTGCCAAGCCTGCAGAGGATGATTGGATCCGCAATGGCTGAAACAATGAGCGTTCCTGACTTTGCTGCAATGCGAGGCGTCAGCGAGCGCCTTGTGTGGCAGTGGCTTGATGAGGGCGTACTTTTAAAAGCTCCGACTAAAGATTTTTCCAATAAAGAAAAGGCCGAAAAACGCAGCAAAGCCCTCGTTAATGTCAAAGCCTGGCGCGACAAACTCACCCAGCAGGCTGTGGACTGTCGTTATATCGATGCCCGCACCTCGCAATCTCTTAACTGAGTTCGATTATTTAAGTTGAGCAAGGGAATAGCCATGTTTGATTTTAAGACTTCCACCCATAACCACTATGACGACGCCTGCCGCAAGTTCGCACTTACGCACAACATGGCTGAACTGGCGCAGCGTGCAGGCATGAAAGTTCAAACTTTGCGTAACAAGCTCAATCCGGATCAGGTGCATCAACTGACCGCTCCAGAAGTACTGTTACTTACCGACCTGACCGAAGATGCCACGCTGATGGATGGGATGTTAGCGCAGCTGCAGTGCCTGCCATGCGTACCGGTTAATGAGCTGGCAAAAGATAAGTTTCCGTCCTACGTGCTGAAGGCTACCGCTGAAGTCGGAAGCATGGCCGCCAGCGCTGCAAACCCGGAGCGGATAACTGCAACGTGCCGCCGCAGTATTATGGAAGCCGCAAATACCGGCATTCGCTGCATGATGCTGGCCGCACTGGCCGTACAGACACGCGTTCACTCTAACCCGACATTAGCCTCAACCGTTGACGCTATCAGCGGGCTGGGTGCTTCGATTGGCATTAGCTGAGGGCGCACGATGATTTCATTTGCGGCACACCTCAAGCGCCAGAGTCCGTCAATGTCATACGGCAATGGCTGGATTATGGGAGAGAACGGCAGGCGCTGGCATCCGGTATTAAGTCAGCAGGTACAGGCAAAAAAGCAAAGAGGTAAATCATGGCTATTGAGGGCGATTCAATGCTGGTTGAGCTTTCTGCCGGGCAGAGGGTTTCGGCGCTGAATCACGTTGCCTTACTTCGCGCGCAGCTGATGGGCGGCAACTGTGAAAAAGATATGGCTCGTTTTTTCTCTGAAATGCGCGATGTGACAGACAGTAATTACCGGGATAACAAGCGCGCACTGAGCGCAATTCTTTTCCTGGCTAACATCGGTAAAGACAGGCACGACGCTGAATTTAGTGAACTGACTACTGATGAAAGAAAGGCGCTTATTTGTGCAATGAATCATTTAAAAGCAGTCGTGAGTTTATTTCCAAAGCGAATGACCCTTTCTAATTAATTAATCCGATGCAAATAAATGGCGAATACCCGCCGGGCATTCTTTTGCCCAAATTCAGGAGAAAGTGAAATGCGAAATATTGAGACCCGTAATTTTAAAGCTGATGACGATGCGCTAAGCGCCATGCTGAGTAAGGCCAAAACCGAACAGCGTTCTGATGATGCGCTGTCAGTTTCAATCCGCCTGGCCGCACTGGCAATTTATGCCCGCCAAAAAGAAATGTCTGCAGTAGACATTATCGAACTGTTGGACAAAGAGGCCGAGCGCTTTGAGAACCAGGCGCAGGAGTTGCACTGATGGCCGACTCAATCGACATGGCGCAGCAGCGCGCCGATGAACTGCTGGCACGCAATATCGCCAGCGTCGTTAACCGCCCGGTCAGCGTGGCAGCTTCGTTCTGTGAAGACTGCGACGCGCCAATCCCGGAGCAACGCCGCCGCGTCGTGCGTGGTGTAACTCGCTGCGTCGGCTGTCAGGACCTGGCCGAACTTCGCACCAAAGTATCAAAAGGCGGTGCGGTATGAGCACGATTCTGAAATGGGCGGGCAACAAGTCCCGCGTTATGCCGGAGCTGCTGGCGCACCTGCCAGAAGGTGATCGCCTGGTTGAACCCTTCGCCGGTTCCTGCGCAGTAATGATGAACACCGATTACCCGGCCTATCTGGTTGCGGATATAAACCCTGACCTCATCAACCTCTATCGCCAGATAAAAGATCACACCCGCCCGTTTATCATTATTGCGGCCAGCCTCTTTATCCAGAACAGAACTGGCGAAAGTTATTACGCTGTGCGTGAAGCATTTAATCATGATCCGTCGCTGCCTCTTCTGGAGCGCGCCGCTCATTTCCTGTACCTGAACCGCAATGGCTATCGCGGCCTTTGCCGCTACAACAAGCGCGGTGAATTTAACATCCCGTTTGGTAATTACGCAGAGCCACTTTTTCCACTGGCTGAAATCGAAGCTTTTGCAAAGAAGGCGCAGCGCGCAACATTCATCTGCGCCGACTTCCGCGAAACGCTGCGCCTGACCAAAGCTGGCGATGTGGTGTACTGCGATCCACCGTATGACGGCACGTTTTCGGACTATCACTCGGCTGGTTTCAATAAGGATGAGCATCACAATCTGGTCAGCATGTTGCTCGACGTCTCGGAGCGTTGCCCGGTTGTGGTTTCAAACAGCGACACCCTCTACACCCGCAGCATTCTTCGCGATTTCAATATCACCAGCATCAGCGTAGCCCGCTCGGTTGGTGTCGCTGCAGGTAAAAGCAAGCGCGCATCGGAAATCATCGCCGTGCGCCATCCTGCGGCCAAGCATCTTTGGGCTGGCTTCGACCCGGCGGCAGGTGCTGACTGGTCTGCTGAAGTGCAGGTGGCGCCATGACTGCTTATTACAACGAGTTTGACCCATTTGCAGCGCAATGGCTGCGTAATCTTATCGACGCAAAACTGATTGCGCCGGGCATCGTTGACGACAGGAGCATTACCGATGTTTCAGCCTCTGACCTTAAGGGATTCGCTCAGTGCCACTTCTTTGCTGGAATCGGCGGATGGAGTCTTGCCCTGCGTCTCGCAGGCGTGCCAGATACATTCAACTGCTGGACTGGCTCACCGCCATGCCAGCCATTCAGTGCAGCAGGAAAACAACTTGGACAGCTCGACTCGCGACACCTCGCCCCAACCTTTATTCGTCTCGTCGCTGAGTGTCGCCCTGCAGTCATCTTTGGAGAACAGGTTGCGCCAGCAATTGCAAAGCACTGGCTCGATGATTTATTCACTGAGCTGGAAGCAGAAACGTACGCCTGCGGGGCGGCAGTATTGCCAGCGTGTAGCGTCGGCGCTCCGCACAAACGCGATCGACTTTTTTTTGGCGCCGCATTACTGGAACACTCCAGCAGCTTCGGACGGGAGTCGTGGGGGGACGGGCATAACGCCGGGCATGACAGGCAGCAGCCTATCGCAGCTTGTAAAAACAGCCGGATGGCCGACAGCTGGATGCAGCAACGACAGAGCGCCATGCCCGGAGCACGTATTGGCGGGCTGGAAGCGCGAGGATGGAACGAAACGTCAGCAGAGGCTGCAGGATGTGGCCGGCATTGCGGCGTGGCCTACTGCGACAGCGAACAATGCAAAGGGGCCGGGGAATCAAGGGCGTCAGGGGGGCGAAAACCTGCAGACAGTGGCTCAGGCTGCAGCCTGGCCGACCTCGACAGCAAACGATCACAAGGGCAGCGGGCCGACTGTGATCCGCAAGGACGGAAAGAACAGGATGTTCGACAGGCTGGATTATGCGACAGAGCAGGGGGTGCTGCAGCCCATCAGACTGCTGGATTCTGGTCTGGTGCTGACTGGCTGTTGTGCAGGGATGGGAAGTTCCGGCCAGTTGAGTCCGGCACATTCCCGCTGGTTAATGGGTTTCCCGGAAGAGTGGGACGTCTTCGCGGTTATGGAAATGCCATAGTTCCGCAGGTGGCTGCAGAATTCATTACGGCATTTATGTCTGCGACGGGTGAAGCAGCTCTATGATGCAGGAATACGCCTACCCGTGGAACGCTCCACGGGAAGCCATCGCCAGCCCTTATCCCACTTATGAGGAAATGCACAGCCGCACTCAGATGATTGCGGCTTTAGTGCGTGCGCAGGAGCTACTCGAAAAGCAGCCGTCGTTGATTCAGATCGATGTAAAGCGCCGGGTCAGTGAGCTGGAAAAAACACAGGGTATTGATCGTGCCAATGCGTACTTAACGAAAACTTTCGTTGAGCGCACATTGCCACGCGTTGATACCGTTAACGCTCAATATCGCCTCAGTGAAATGAGCAGCGGCACGTTTAACCTGCTGGCAGGCAATGCCACTAAACAGGCTGGCGCGGCTAGCGCGGCCGGCACACTTTGGGAGCTGATGCGCCGCTTTAACCGCCTGCCGGATATGGCTCGCGCCGACGTCGATTTGCTGGCTGGGGATGCGGCTAATTTCATCCTCGCCGAGCTGGTACAGGCACACGAGCAGGCTAGCGATGAGTCAGATTACAAATACACGCACCGCGTTTACATGACCGCCGCCACCATCACCCGTGAGCTGAGCCAGACGCCTCCACTGTGGGAAAAGGTCACGTCGCGCCTTTTTGACCCGGAGGAAGTTACCCCAGCGATCATGCGTATGCAGACGGAAAAATGGTGGAAGGGCCGACTGCGCCGCGTGGCTGCATCATGGCGTGAACATCTTCAAATCGCCCTGGCTAACGTCAGCAAGAAGCATACCCCCTACGCCAGCAGCATGACCGTTTCAGAGTGGCGCGAGCAGAAGCGACGCACCCGTGAATTTCTGAAGGGAATGGAGCTGGAAGACGAGGAAGGCAACCGCATCAGCCTGATCGAGAAATACGACGGCAGTGTGGCCAACCCGGCGATCCGCCGCTGCGAGCTGATGACCCGCATTAGGGGCTTCGAAAACATCTGCAATGAAATGGGCTTTATAGGCGAGTTCTACACGCTGACAGCCCCGTCACGCTATCACGCCACAATCAAAACCGGGCATCGTAACCGCAAATGGAACGGTGCCAGCCCGGCCGACACGCAGCGTTATCTCTGCAGTGTCTGGCAGAAAATCCGCGCCAAGCTGCACCGCGAAGAAATTCGCATCTTCGGGATCCGCGTTGCTGAGCCTCATCATGATGCAACACCGCACTGGCACATGCTCATGTTTATGCGCCCGGAACAGGCTGAACGTGTGCGCGAGATTATGCGCGACTACGCCTGGCAGGAAGACTGCAGCGAGCTGACAACCGACAAGGCCCGTAAGGCCCGCTTTCACGCCGAGGCTATCGACCCGGAGAAAGGCAGCGCGACGGGTTACGTTGCTAAATACATTTCAAAGAATATCGATGGCTATGCGCTGGACGGCGAGACGGACGACGAAAGCGGCAAAGACCTTAAGGAAACCGCCTCGGCCGTTTCC